AAGAAGAGAAGAGCGTGGTACTATCATTCAAGCCTTAAGATCAAGTGGTCAAAAGGAAACGGCTGAATATATAAGGAGACTCTAATATGGCTATAACACAAGCAATGTGTACCTCTTTTAAACAAGAGCTGTTGGTGGGAACACATAACTTTACAAACTCAAGTGGAAATACTTTTAAGTTAGCACTCTATGCAGAAGGTAGTGGTGGTAAATCAAGTACAACTGCAACATTAGGAGCTACAACTACTGCGTTTACCACAACTGGTGAAGTCGCATCTAGTGGCACATACGCAACTGGTGGTGGTTCTTTGACAAACGTCACTCCAACCACATCAAGTACAACTGCGTTAACAGACTTTGCTGATTTGAGTTTTACAACTGCAACGATTACTGCAATGGGTGCGTTAATTTATAACAGCTCTGCCAGTAATAAAGCTGTTTGTGTATTGGATTTTACAACTAACAAAACATCTACATCTGGGACTTTTACAATACAGTTTCCAACTGCTGATGCTTCAAACGCTATAATTCGTATAGCATAAAGTAAACCGTTATGGCTAACGGTTGGGGTCAAGGCACCTGGGGTGCTGTTGGTTGGGGAGGTATAGGTAATACCTCCGTTGCTGTTACTGGTGTAGCAGGCACAACAGCCGTTGGTGATGAAGCAACTACTGCTGGTTCACTTGTAATAGAAACTGGATTACAAGCGACTGGACAAATAGGCGATGTCAACGCAAGTAGTGTGCATGTTCAAGGAGTTATCGGAGTAGCGGGAACTACTGCTGTTGGTAACGTCTTACCAAAAATACCTATCACTGCCGCAGTAACTGGTGTATCTGCCACAACTGGTTTTTTAACTGGTTGGGGTCAAGATGGCTGGGGAGCTGGTGTTTGGGGTGGAGGTGTTTTTGCCGATGTAGGACAGATACTTGCACAGACTGGAGTACAAGCAACTGGTCAAGTCAACACACCTACAGTAACTGGAACTTCTGTACTTAGTGTTACAGGTTTAGCGGGAACCACTGCTTTAGGAAACGCTTTAGCTGCTGCTGGAGCTATAGTAGAAGAAACTGGATTAACTGGTACAATAGGGTTTGGTGATGAGTCAGTTGTTGGAACTGCCTTGGTGTCACCCACTGGTAACTCTGCTGAAACTTTAATTGCAGGAACATCTTCCTCTACTATAACTTTTACTGTTACTGTCGTGAGTGGTAATCCTTCAAATCATCCTTATTATAATGTTGGGTCAACAAATAAATATGCAATAGACGGATCAACTGCTACTGCCGATGTTACCTTAGAATTGTATGAAGGAAATACTTATAGATTCGATCAGTCCGATAGCTCAAATAGTGGTCATGGATTAAGATTTAGTACAACGGCAAACGGGACTCATGGGGGTGGAACTGAATACACAACTGGCGTAACAACAAATGGCACTCCTGGAACGAGTGGTGCATATACAGAAATCACTGTAGCAGCAGGAGCACCTACCTTATATTATTATTGTATATACCACGCAAATATGGGTTGGCAGGCCAACACTCCTTTCTCTGTCTTAATAATAACAACAACTGGAGCACCAGTAACCACGGTTCTGGGAACAACTGCATTAGGCAATGAAACTGTTGTTGGTAATGCAGACACTGCCGTGACTTTAGCAGGTCTATCTATTTCAATAGGGACTATTGCAATTTCTGGTGGTTCTGTGTTATCTTTGACAGGAGTTAGTGGAACTGGTTCTACTGGAGAAGAAAATGTCTGGGGTCTAATTGTCCCAGACCAACTAGCTAATTGGATTGAAAGGGTCGCATAATGCCAACATACGTTAATAATCTTAGATTAAAAGAAATAACAACTGGTGATGAGTCAGGCACATGGGGTACATCAACGAACACCAATCTTGAATTAATAGGTGAAGCTCTAGGTTTTGGTACAGAGGGTATAACAACAAATGCTGATACTCATACAACTACAGTAGCAGATGGTGCAGCAGATCAAGGAAGAGCCTTATATATTAAATACACTGGCACATTAGATTCAGCTTGTACAATCACTATAGGTCCAAACACTTTAAACAGAGTACACATTATTGAAAATGCAACAAGTGGCTCACAAAACATAATTATATCGCAAGGCTCTGGTTCAAGCGTAACTATAGCAGCTGGTACTGCAAAAGCTGTTTACTTAGACGGAGGTGGAAGTTCTGCCAATGTAGTGGATGCTTTAAATGCTGTTAGTTTAGCGAGTCCAGTTTTTACTGGTACGCCTGTGGCACCAACAGCTTCTGCAAATACAAACACAACACAAGTAGCTACGACTGCGTATGTTCAAACAGAAATAGGTCAGATCATTGTACTAGAAGCAGATGCTAGTAACGATGATCCAGTAGCAGGCGATTTTACCAATGGTGCTTTATTCGTAGGTCAATTCTAGGAGAGTTTCATGCCCAAGTTATTTGGTTTAGATAGTAGTACAGTAAGACAAATAACTAAGTTATTTGCTCTCGATGGTGCGACACCAAGAAGAGTTAAGAAACTATTTAGTCTTGATGGCAGTACAGTGAGATTAATATTTGAAGATTTTTCTACTTTCACTGTGTCAGGTACAGCCAACGAAATAGTCAGTCCAACAAATGAAGTTATCAGATTTGGATTTCGTGATGATTTTGCTGCAGGTGGCACAGATGTAAACGTAAATGCTAGTGGCACTGGTGATACGAATGATGTTGGTGGCGTAACTGGTCTTACAGTGGATGTTGATAGTAGTCATACATATACTGCTGACTCAGACATATCGAGTGGATTCGTGAGTTTTTCTAACCGTGCAAGTTCTTTTTCACTTCAAACTAGTAACAGTCCCGCAGAAGGATTATTACCTAATTCTTCATTAATTAGTCCTGCTACAAATATTACAGCTATGTCCCAAAATGTTTTTGGTGGCACTGGTAGTAATTTTCATACTGCTGCTGCCTTCCCAAACCTTATTAATGGAAACACAACCATAAAATTTCCTGATGGCTCTCAAACATCAAGTGTGTCAACATCATACTTTCCTACTGGTGGTAACGGTACGTTTACATCGCCAACTGGTCAAACACTAACTTTCGCGGGAAGACCACCACATCAAGGCAACTACATGACTTTTCAGTTCAATGGAAGCACTTATCCAACAATTAAAGTATCTAGTGCAACGACACAAGCAACTGGAAGAAGAGCAAGAGTTCAGAATGGTAGTAACCGAGCATTTAATATTCAAAGTGGTGGACTAACTGCGGGTAATAGTTTCGCAACTGGTTCACTTGCTGCTGGAGCCGCAACTGACTTTATCACAGCAAACAGTACAAGTGAGGCATTTACATTAGTGGGTATTCACACACAAGATGCGGCAACATTTTCAATAGCCAATGCTGATAACAGTATAACAGTTAGTGGTACTTTCGCAGATGGTGAAAACGCCTCACAAGCTAGAGATAGAATAAAAGCGGCTCTAAATGGTGATAGCACTTTCACAAGTAAGTTTGATACTGGAACAGATGCAAATGAATCACCTAGTGGTGTCGCACACAAAGTAGTGATATTTACAAGTGACTCAGCAGAAAACACACAAGATTTTACAATAACAATTACAGCAAATGATGGCAGTAATACAACTCCGTTTGAAGAAACAACAACACAAGGTGCAACTGAAAGTCTACAAACCATTGTCACAGTGAGTAGAGAAGTAGCGGGATCAGCGACACAAACAGCCACGGCTATTAGTAGTCAAGCTGATACTGATACGGCAGGTGCGGCAATAGCTTCTAATGCAGGGTCAGATGTAACTTATGATGCAAGTACAAATAAATTAAGAATAACAGATCAAGAGGCTACGGTCTCAGTACAAAATGCAGGGACACTATCATTCAGTAAAGACTAATTACATATTATACTATTAGAAAAAGAGGGGGAATTTGCTAATGGAGTATAAAGTTATTGATGATTTTCTACCAAAAAATGATTTAGTTCATTTTCAAAATGTATTATTGAGAAGTAATTTTTCATGGTATTATTTAGACACGGTAGCAACTTTAACAGATCCAGATAAATCACATTATTATTTTGTAAACTGTTTGTACGATAAAGGACTACCAGTGTCCCCTTCTTTTGACCATCTAATCAATCCGATTATTGAATCGTTAAAAAAGAATGGAATTTATTTGAAAGCTCTATTGAGATTAAAAGCAAACATGTATCCAAGCACACATGAACTTGTTCAACATGACTTTCACACAGACTTGCCGTTTGAACATCAAGGTTTAATACTTAGTCTAAACACATGTGACGGAGCCACAGTATTGGAAGATGGCACGAAAATAGATAGTGTTGCAAATAGATGTTTGTTATTTGATTCTAGTAAGAATCACGCATCTACTACTTGCACCGATCAAAATGTTAGAGTTAATATAAACATGAACTTTTTGTAGGAAAAAATGAATCAAGTATTACAACACGAACAACTACCAAACGCTGCTCATGAATACATTATTTTTCAAAATGCAGTTAGCAAAGACTTGTGTAATGAAATCATAGATCTAGGTAAAGGTAAATGGGAAGACGCAAGTATCACACACTTACATAAAGGTGATCTTGTAACTAGAAATTCAAAAAGACAAAGACAATCAGAAATAGCATGGTGCACCGAACAGAAGTTTATAGACTTAGCTTTTTCAATCGCTTATAAAGCAAATGCAACTGCTCATTGGAATTTTCAAATAGATTTTGTAGAATCCATGCAGATTGCTAAATATGGCATTGATGGTCATTTTGATTTTCACAACGATGGTAATGGTTTTAGCAGAACTATTAACAACAAAACTCGTAAGTTATCAATGAGTCTTATTTTAAATGATGATTATGAAGGGGGTCAGTTTGAATTTTTTGGTCACTCTGAATATGATAATGATAAAAAATCTGAAACTATTATAACAGACTCTATACAAAGTAACGTAGGAGATGTTATAGTTTTTCCATCGTACATTGTACATAGAGTCAAGCCAGTTACGAAAGGCACAAGATATTCACTAGTGGCTTGGTTTTGTGGAGAACCGTTTAGATAAAGAGGTAAATATGCCCTTAACTAGTTTAAAATTTAGACCAGGAATCAACAGAGAAATAACTTCATATTCTAATGAAGGTGGTTTTTTCGATTGTGAAAAAGTTAGATTTTATGCAGGGTTTCCAGAAAAAATAGGTGGTTGGGTTAAGCAATCAGATAATACTTATCTAGGCACAGCAAGAGCATTACATAACTGGATAGCGTTAGACGGCTCTAACTTTTTAGGTGTGGGGACACATCTTAAATATTATATTGAAGAAGGTGGTGCGTTTAATGACATAACACCTATTCGTAAAACTTCTACAAACAGTATTACTTTTGGTGCAACCAACGGTTCTTCTGAAATTGTGGTGACTGATGCAGGTCACGGTGCAGTAGCAAATGATTTTGTTACGATATCTGAAGCAGTTTCTTTAGGTGGTAATGTAACTGCTGATGTTTTAAATGCAGAACATCAAATAACATCCATCGTTGATGCTAACTCATATAAGATAACGGTAGGTGTCACAGCCAATTCTTCTGATGCTAGTAATGGTGGGTCTGGTGTTGATGGCTCGTATCAAATAAACGTAGGATTAGATACTGGAGTTGGAGGCAACGGATGGAGTGCTGGTGGTTATGGTGGTATCAACGCAGATCTTTCGACTTTTGGTTGGGGTAATGCAGCAGCTAGTGGAACACTAGCTCAAATACGTTTATGGAGTCATGATAATTTTGGTGAAGATTTATTAATTAACGCAAGAGACAGTGGTGTCTTTCATTGGGATAAAACTAATGGCACTGGATCTAGAGCTGTTAACATAACAAGTTTGTCTGGTGCTTCTGATGCACCGATTATCGCAAAACAAGTTTTAGTGTCGGACATTGATAGACATGTGATTGTTTTTGGTGCGAACACAATAGGTACAATAATACAAGATCCTTTACTAATTCGTTTTGGTTCTCAAGAATCTTTAACTGATTTTACTCCTACTGCTACAAACACTGCTGGGGATTTAAGATTAAGTAGTGGTTCTACTTTTGTGCAGGCTGTGGAAACAAAACAACAGATACTTGTTTTTACAGATAAAAGTTTATTTAGCATGAGATTTATCGGACCTCCGTTTACTTTTGGTCTGCAAGAACTTTCTAAAAATATTACAATCATGAGTCCAAAGGCAGCAGTCGCAGTAGACGATGCAGTGTTTTGGATGGGTAAAGATAATTTTTATGTGTATGCTGGACAAACACAACAAATACCATGCACAGTTAGAGAGAAAGTATTTTTAGATTTTAATCAAGTACAAAAAGATAAAGTGGTTGCGGGAGTTAACTCTAAATGGGGTGAGATATGGTGGTTTTATCCGTCTGCTGACTCTGACGAAAATGATAAATATGTGATTTACAATTATTTAGAGAAGACATGGTACTACGGAACATTATCTAGAACAGCTTGGATTGACAGAGGCATACGTCAATTCCCTCTTGCAGCGAGTTCTGGAGTTATATTTCAACACGAAAACGGTAACGATGATGACGGCTCTGCCATGACTGCATCTATCGAATCTAGTCAAATAGATATTGGTGATGGCTATCAGTTTAATTTTATAAAACAATTAATTCCAGATATTACTTTTAAGGGATCTACATCTAATACTGGTAATCCAACTGCCACTTTTACAGTACAAGCAAGAAAAGGACCTGGAAGTCTT